GTTAAAGAATCGTTACTCTGGAACAACAGGCCCAGCTTGCAACTTGCTTTATAACAAACACACTGGTAGGATGTTGGAACATCATGTTGAAGAAGGAGATTTGTTATGATAAAGCCAGTGGTTTGTTTTGCAGGTGATCCCTATTTCTATTTCATAGAGACAGAGGATGGTGAGGTGGAGGTGGCTAAGGTGTATGGGTTTGATCATCCAAAGCTGGGCACAACCATGATTCGCACCTCTGTTGTCATTAAGAAAAATGACAATGGGTTTGAAACACTCAATACTATTTATGAGAGAGCCATAAAAGATGAGTGATGTAGAGAAATATTGGGAAGCAGTGAGGGGTAAGTGGCCCTCACCTCTCCCTGCCTTCAACAAGCTTCCAATACAAGAGCAGATGATTGTGATACAGAGTATCAACATGCTGCTTCAAGTATTGAACAACCACAATGAGCCATGATATTTTTAGACATAGAAACCAACACAGCACACAACACCATCTGGATTTGTGTGACTATGAAGGATGGTGTAGTTAAGCGTCACACATCACCAGACAGCTTGAAGCAGGTGCTAAATGGTGACATTGTTTGTGGACACAACATCATAGGCTTTGATGCCCCTGTGTTGAAGAAGGTGTGGGGTGTTGACATCAATGCTAGCCTTCTCTGCGATACATTAATCATGTCTCGACTATACAAACCAGACATCGATGTTGTCTTCATTGAAGGACAGAAGGCACCTAGCCCACATAGCCTTGAGGCTTGGGGCATCAGGCTTGGCTGTCACAAGATTGGTTTCACCGACTTCGATGGTGGCTTAACAGAAGAGATGGCTACATATTGTGAGCAAGATGTTCAGCTAACCAACAAACTCTACAGCCATCTGGTTACAGCTATGGCTAAGGAAGGCTTTAGCGATCAGAGCATTCAGCTTGAGCATGAGGTTGCTCTCATCTGCAAACAGATGGAAGACAATGGCTTCATGCTGGATGAGCGCAAAGCAATGATGTTGCAAGCTGAGCTTAGCGGACGCATGGCTGACATTGAAACAAAGATGCAGGCTGTGTTCCCTCCCATTGTTGAAGAACGCATCTCTGAGAAGACAGGCAAGAAGCTTAAGGACAAGACCACCATCTTTAATCCCGGCAGCAGACAGCAGATATGTGAACGGCTACAAGGCTTGGGTGTTGTCTTCTCTAAGAAGACTGACAAGGGCAACTTCATTGTGGATGAGGTGGTGCTAGAGAGCATTGACCTACCAGAAGCAAAGCTTGTTGCTGAATATCTGATGCTGCAAAAGAGAGTGGCACAGATTGGTAGCTGGCTTGAGCTTGTTCAAGATGATGGCAGGGTGCATGGCAGAGTAATCACCAATGGTGCTGTGACAGGCAGAGCCACACACAGTGGCCCCAACATGGCACAGGTGCCTGCTGTTGGTAGTCTCTTTGGTGCTGAGTGCAGAGAGATGTGGACTGTGGCTAAGGGCAAGGTGCAGGTGGGTGTTGACCTCTCTGGCATTGAGCTTCGTTGTATGTCTCATTATTTGAAGGATGCTGGGTGGCAGGACGAACTTCTTAATGGCGATGTACATTGGAAAAACGCTCAATCATTTGGGTTGGTTCCTGTCGGTACTATCAAAGATGATAATAATCCAGAACATAAAAAGGCTAGGAACTTATCAAAAACTTTGGTATATGCCGCATCATATGGAGCAGGCGCAGCAAAGATCGGCAGTATTGTTGGGGCTAATAGCACCAAAGGAAAAAAACTACTAGACAATTTCATCAATAACACACCCGGCCTTGCTTCTTTGAAGAAGAAGATTGGGAAGTTTATGACCAAGGGAAATCTTCCCGGTTTAGATGGTAGGCGTGTGTGGATTAGATCGGAGCATGCAGCCCTTAACACCCTTCTCCAATCCGCAGGTGCCATCATTGCAAAACAGTGGCTTGTAGAGGCTACAAAGGGCATTGCTGAGGCAGGGATAGATGCTAAGCTGGTTGCCTTTGTCCACGATGAAACACAATGGGAAGTGGATGTTGCACATGCACAACAAGCTGTAGAAATAATTGAAGCTGCTGCCACAAAAGCTGGTGAGGTGCTACAATTTAGGTGTCCAGTAGATGCTGAGGGAAAGATTGGCAACAACTGGCGTGAATGCCACTGACGATACTAGTGGGTTTTGATAAAGGAAATTGATAATGAGTGAAAAACCAAAAGTGAAAATTAAGTGTGACATTTATTGGGCACAATTGAACAAGATGAATGAGTTGAGCAATGCTTACCAAGTCAATCTTTGTAACTTGTCAGATGCTGCTGTTGCTGCCTTGGAAGAGATGGGCATCAGCGTGTCAGAAGACAAAGAGAAGAAGGCTGATATGGGGCGCTATATCACCTGCAAATCTAAGAACCGCCCCATCAAAGCGTTTGATGTGGATGGTGATGAGATTCAGGAAGATGTGGGTAATGGCAGCAAGGCCAAAGCTTTGGTGGGTGTCTATGAATGGACATTCAAAAACAAGAAGGGCTTGTCTCCCACCTTGATTAAACTTGTGATCACTGACCTTGTGGAATACGCAGGTGCTGGTGACTTGTCTTCTAACGATGAGGATGTACTGTAATGCAAATCAAACTTGATCTCCATATCGACACTGTGAATGCTGCTCTGACAGGATTGGGAAAACTTCCCTTTGAATATTCTGCACAGCACATCACTGTCATTCAGCAACAAGCTACTCCTCAAGTGCAGGCTGCTGAGCAAGAAGCCAAAGCCAAGGAAGCACAGCTTCCCTTGCCCTTTGATCAGCCTAATGCCTGATGATAGCCCTAGTTGATGCCGACATTATTGGTTATCGACTTGCTTTCGCATGTAAGGAAGAAAGCGAAACAACTGCTAAGCACTCTCTTAATAGTTATATCGCTGACATCCTTATGTGCGGGGTGGACAACACTTTTTCTGGTTGCTTTGTTGATGCTTGGAAACTCTATCTAACAGGTAAAGATAATTTCAGGCTTGCCGTAGCAAAGACAGCCGTGTATAAAGGCAATCGCACAGCACCCAAACCCCAACACTTAGCTGCCCTACGAAGGCACATGGTGAAGGAGTGGGGTGCTGTTGTTGTTGATGGACAAGAAGCTGACGATGCTATAGCTATTGAAGCAGCAAAGCTTGTGGGTGGTTGTATCATCTCCTCTGTAGATAAAGACCTCGACCAGATTGAGGGATGGCACTACAACTTTGTTAACAAAAGAAACTATTACATCACAGCAGAGCAAGGCTTATACAATTTTTATAAGCAGATACTCACTGGTGACAGTGCAGACAACATCATTGGTTTGCGTGGCATTGGGAACATAACAGCAGACAAGATGATGAAGGAAGCTGTCACTGAGCAAGACATGTATAAGATATGTGTTGATGCTTATGAGGGTGATGAAGAGCGTGTGCTAGAGAATGCTAGACTGCTCTGGCTTAGACGCTATGAAGGACAAACATGGACACCACCATTGGAGGTAGTATGAAAGACACACAGATAAAACCTAATGACATTGCTGTCATCCTACGACCCAATCACCAGAGCGGCGTTGAATGGGACGGCGACTTCGAAGTGTTGGTGAGTGGCTTTGGCCCTGTCACTATGGGCAAGGAAGACATTGATAAGCTCATTGCTATGGGTGTGTTGCTTGCTTCTGTCTTTCCATTCATGGAAAAGAATGTTGACATTGCCCACCAAATCATGGAACATTGCAACAAGTTTTATGGTGATGTTGGTGAAGTGGACTTCGATCTAAATCATAATAGCTTTAGTGATGAATTCACTTTGACAGCAGACACAGTTACAGTTGGGGGAAAGCATTAACATGAACATTGCTGAAACACTAGACGAGCGTGGAAGGAAGTATGGCACCTACATGAGTGTAGCAACCATCTCTCAAGACTTGAAAGAAGTTATTAGGAGTGGGCCAAACTATCATCTGCTAGACCCAGACATGGCTGAAAGCTTGGACATGATATGCAATAAGCTTTCTCGCATTGTCAATGGTGATCCATTCTACAGAGATAGTTGGCATGACATTATTGGATATGCTCAGCTTGTAGACACACGCTTGGAGAAGATGGCATGATTAAAGTGGAAGTGTCTATGACAATATACATCGACCCTCTTGATTTGCTATCAACATATATTGATGAGGAAACCATCAGAGAATATGTTGAAGTGCCAATCAAAGATGCTTTGTCGGATGTTAACGAGCTAATCATCAATCACATTGACATTGAGGGACTAGAATGAACGAGTCTCTTGTTGTCAATATCAGACAAGCCTCTAATGGTTTCATTGTGCAGTATGAGGAAACCCATAAAGGTTTAGAAATCTCTGCTGAGTTTGTTGCTCTAGATCTTGAAGAAGCTCTAGACATTATTCAGGATATGTTCTCGCAGGAACAGAGCAGTGCCGACATGTCCAACATCTTGGACACACCCATTGAACAAGATAAGAAATGATGGACAATGGACAGATGCTAGATTTCGTAGCTTTGTAACATCAGCCCTTAGAGCAGCCTCTCGCAGGTGGCCTCCTAAGTATGCTGCATTAAAGGCTGCGTTAATTGGTAGGAAGAAGAATAAGAAGACAGGCATGTTGGCACAGCATTACAAGTGTGCCATGTGTAGTGAAGAGTATGTAGCTGCTGATGTGCAAGTTGACCACATCAATCCAGTGGTAGATCCTGCCAAAGGATTTATTAACTGGGACATCTACATTGATCGTATCTTCTGTGAGGTGGATAAGTTGCAGGTGTTATGCCGTAGCTGCCACAAAGAAAAGACAGCAGAAGAAAAACTTTTAAGGAAAAAGAAATGAATATTGATTTCAAAGTTGTTAAAGAGAACGAAGATGGTAGTGCTGATTGCATCTTAGACATGGACAAGGATGCGGTGCAGGTGCTGATCAACTATGGCTTTGTTACTATGTTGTCTAAATCAATTGAAGAAGGCAAGCTGTATACACCTGCATACTTGGACAAAGAAAAGAAAGACAACAAGCTGGTGCCTATGAACGAGGATCAGATTAATGACATAGTTGTTGATAGCCTTAAAGACACCTTTGAGATGCAGTTTAAATCTCTCTCTGACCACAAAGATGATATTGTTTTTCAACACAAAGTGAAAGAAGCCTGTAAAGTTTTGTTGGGTTATTACATGATTCCTAGCGAAGCAGAACAATATATTGACAGCGTAGAGGAAAGCAATGGGGACTTCTAAACTTATCTGGGTAACACCAGACGCAGAAAACCTAGTGGCTTACATGGCTAGGGTGTCTAATCCAGAGAACCAAGACAACCCAGCCACTGCCCCTAAGCTTTTAAAATATCTCATCAAGAACAAACATTGGAGTCCTTTTGAGATGGTCAATGTCTGCATGGAAATTGAAACCACCAGAGACATTGCTAGACAAATCTTAAGGCATAGAAGCTTTAGCTTCCAAGAGTTTAGCCAACGCTATGCTGAGGTGGTTAATTGGGACAAGGGCGAGGCTAGGCTGCAAGACAACAAGAACAGACAGAACAGCATACCCACCCAAGACAGAGAGCTTCAACGCTGGTGGGATGAACAACAAGCTGCTGTGTGGAAGCAGTCTACAGAAGCCTACAAGCTAGCCCTACAGCAGGGCATGGCTAAGGAGGTGGCTAGGAAGGTGTTGCCTGAGGGACTAGCCATGTCTCGCATGTATATGAATGGCACCCTGCGTAGCTGGTTGCATTATGTTGACATTCGATGTGATGTTTCCACACAAAAAGAACACAGAGAGATTGCACAGCAATGCAAAGTTGTGTTATCCTTGCTTTTCCCCTCACTCTTTGAAGACTAACATGGACAATTATAGTTTTTATTTTAAAAACGATTACCAAACAGACAACTCTGTTGGTATGCAAATAGCTGTGTCAGAGGGACAAACTTGGCACAAGGTGGTAGAAAGCTTCTTAAACTTTCTAGAAACTGTGTATGGTTATCCGCTTAAAGATGGTGTGCTTTATGTAGATGAAACACAGGACATCCATC